GAACTACCTGGGCGGCACAGTAGAAATCACTGACGCCGAACACTATGTAGAGGTTTTGGTTGAGTACGCTTCAAGTGCCGTTGCGAGTGATGCCACGATAACATGGTGGATCGACGGTTCACAACAACAGACCGACAACACCCTTGACATATACGACCTCTCAAAGCCGTCAAGTCTGCGGGCCGGGGCAATCTACTCGTCCAACACTTGGAACTCTACGTTTTACATAGATGAAATCGTGTTTCGGGACGACGACACCGAAATAGGTGAACGGAGCACGCAATACTTCCAAACCTGTACAGGGTCTTTGACTCCCTCTGGTGCCCTGGTACGTCGTCCGGGCAAGTCGGTCGCCGGAGCACTAACCCCGAGCGGTATAGTGGTCCGGGGTGTCTCTCTGGCCGATCTCAAGGGGTCAATCGCTCCGAGCGGGGTTGCCCTGCGGTCCACAACCAAGGTGCCATTCGCCGGGGCCATCGCTCCGGCCGGGGTACTGGTCAGGCGGGCGGGCAAGGTGTTGGCCGGGGTTCTGACCCCTGGGGGTGTACTGGTACGGAGACCGGGCAAGGTGTTGGTGGGGTCGGTGGCTCCCAGCGGTGCGATCGTGCAGCGTGACGTCACAAAGGCACCTCTCGGGGGCACCCTTGCACCAAGCGGGGCGGTCAACAAAGCGGTGACCCTGGGCACACCTCGGGCCGGCACAATAGGCCTCTCCGGGGCGGTCACCAAGCGCACAACCAGGACGGCGGCGGGGTCGGTTGCCCCATCGGGGTCCCTGGTACGACAAACCCAAAAGACACTCTCCGGGGCGGTCGGCCTGGCGGGTACCTTGTCTCGCGCAATAGAGGTACAGGTTGCCGGGGTGTTGACACTGTCCGGGGCAGTCTACAGGTTGACAACCCTGGTACCCCTGGGTGGCACGGTCGGCCTTGCGGGTACGGTCACCAGGTTGACCGAGAAACTTCCCTTTGGGGGATCCCTGGGGTTGGCCGGTGCGCTAACCCTACTCGTGTCCCTGGTCCTTGAGGGGTCCATAACGCCGAGCGGGGTCGTTACCTTTTTCAAACTGGTTGCTCTTACCTTGTCCGGGTCTCTAACCCCATCAGGGTCCCTTACAAGGTCGGTCAGGTTGGTCCGGTCGGGCAGTGTAACCCCAACAGGGTCACTATCGCGCCGGGTTGTTCTACACGTGTTCTCGGGGTCCATAACCCCATCGGGGGTACTTGAGGCTCTGCGGGTTGTTTTCGTTTCTTTGGCGGGCACCCTTGCCCTATCGGGTACGGTCACCAGAGAGACCAGGTTGACGAGGGTTGGTACACTCGCCCTCGAGGGCGCGTTGACCAGGTTGGTATCTTTGACGATGGGCGGTGACCTGGGGTTGGCCGGGGACCTGGTACGGCGGGTCGGCAAGTCGCTGCAGGGCATTATGGTTTTGTCCGGGGACCTGGTACGGGGTATCTACCTGGTACTCACGGGTCAACTAACCCCATCGGGGGCGCTCCACAGGTTGACCGTCAAGGGTCCGTTTGTTGGGATCCTGGGGTTGGCCGGTGAGGTTACACGGTCGTTCCTGGTTGTGGTAGCAGGCTCTTTGTCGCCGAGCGGCGCCCTTACACGTCAGGTCAATCTCAGCTTAGAGGGTGAGGTTACCCCCACAGGGGCGCTCACCAGGTTGGTGTACTTGTCTTTTAGTGGGTCGGTGGGTTTGTCCGGTGTTGTGGACGCTACGAGGATCGTGTTTTTGACCTTGGCGGGTACCATAACCCCGACCGGCACATTGACCAGGGTTACCCAAAAGGTTCTACTCGGGGAGATCGGCCTTGCCGGTGTTGTTCACAAGTTGATTGCCTTGACCCTGGGCGGGTCCCTGGGTCTGGTCGGGGCGCTCACCCGAGTTATGTACCGACAGGCCGGGCCGACCGTGAGAGCTGCACTTGACAAACTTGTGATTCGGGCCTCGTCCAACCAGGGTCAACCACAGGTAAGGTCAGGGTCTACGGGTACCCCGACGATACGAGGGAGCAAGGAAACATGATACGACTTGAGGTCACAGTAGGGGACATCGACAACATAATGTCCCAAGGGTACACCCTGATGAGGGTCTACACCGACACCTCTGAAAGCGGTACCTTTACAACCCTGGACGGTACCATAACCCTCGTCGCCGAGACCAGCGGGTACGCGTACATCGACACCGATGGGAGTTCAAGTACCTGGTACAAGGTCTCGTACTATGGGGCGGTACCTGGTGAAAGCTCCAAAAGTGATGCCCAACAGGGGGGCACCGTTGACGCCTACGCCGACGCTTACGAGGTTCGTCAAGAGTTGGCAACGGGGTCGGGCAAGGCGGTCATCTCTGAGAAATGGGACAACACCCTTTGGAACATGTGCGTTGACGCCTCGCGCCTGGTTGACGAGTACAAGGGGGTTGAGTATGGGGCCTACCTTGCCAGCGGGTCAGAGGCTCGTCTTGTGGACGGGAACGGTCGGTGTAAGTTGTGGCTCCCCTGGTCTGCGGTCTCGGTCTCCCTGGTTGAAGTGGAAGAGACGGACGGCACCTATACCACGTGGACCCAAGATACCGATTATTTCTTGTACCCTTACAACTCGGGTCCATACTGGCGTTTGGATGTGAATCCAAAAAGTACCAGTACCAAGAGCGTATGGACCTATGGGCCTCGGCGGGTTAGGGTGACCGGGGTTTGGGGTATTTCCACAAGTACACCTTCCATCGTGGTCCGGGCGGTCAAGATGCAGGTTGGTATCTGGTACAACATGGTCAAAACGGGGTGGAGCAACGAAAGCGCGAGTGACACGTTTGGGCGCAAGCGGTACCCCACAAAACTCGACCCTGCGGTGATGGACCTTGTGATGAGGGCACCGCCAAACCGGGCAAGGTTGTGACGTGCCAGCGACATACCAGGTTGAAGCGTTTGACGTTGAACTGTTCTCTAAGGCCTTGGAACGGTTCCCCGAAATAGCGCGAGATGTTATCCTTGAGACAATGAAAGAGTCAATAGTGTACCTGGTCGGTCGTATACAGGTTGTGACCCCCATCAACACGGGTACACTCAGGGACTCCATCGACGGTCGGGTTGAAGAGTTGGCGGCAATGGGGTCGGTCGGTGGGGCCATCCGGGGTATAGCGGAGGCCGGGGCCGAGTACGCTCTACCTGTAGAACTTGGGTTACCCTCTGGACACTGGGTACCCATCGACCCGCTGAAACGGTGGGCACATCTTGTACTCGGTGACGAGAACGCGGCCTACGCGGTACGGTGGCATATACACGAACATGGGACCGATGGGTACGGCATGTTCGCCTATGGGTGGAGAGACGCGCACCCTTGGATTGTACGACGGTTTGACCGGGCGCTGTCCCAACTCGCCGAGAGAATTGTAGAGGCAACATAATGGCAGCGGATACACCTGACAAGCTCGACCTTTTTGTGACGGCATGTTGTGAGGTCATGGGTGCCCTGGTTGGTATTGAACAGGCACCCGAGCACCCGCCCGAGGGGATGCAGGACACTCCTATGGTCGTCACCTATTTTATGACCCACGATTTCAGGGCCGCGCCCTGGGTCGTTCACAGAACTCATATCGACATACTGTTGGCACGGGGAGACCTACCACACGACGAGGCACAGGCGCGCAAGTATGTACTCAGGGGCGGCGCGGCACTCGCGGCCAACATCAACATGAAAGGAACGTGCAGTACCCTCAACATTCAGCGGGCAGACGGACCCTTGCCCATCACGTATCAAGGGGTCCGATACTTTGGAGTGAGGTTTGTACTAGATGTCAAAATCGAGCACGAGGACACGCTCATCTTCTCGTTCTCATCCTAGGTACTGGGCACGGTATACCCCAACGGCAGAACATAGGTTCACGCCGGGGATCCCCGCCCGAGACCTTACCGAGGACGAGGTTGTACACTGGGGCATTGAAGCGTTGACCAACGCGAAATGCTATGAACTCGTGGAGGTCGCACCCGACGACCAGGACGACGACCAAGGGGCCAAGGAGACATAACTATGGGTCTGGAAGCACTTTACATTTGTCAGTATGGTCTTGAGTCGTCCCACGGGACGCCGGTCGCGGCCGACACTCGGTTGGGGTGTATCGTGGGGTTCCCCGAGGATGACCGCGAAAAGGTTGCCCCGATGCAGTCCTTGGGCACAAGGATGGGTCGTAACCTGGATGCAGCATACACCAAGCGGGTACTTGCCGATGGGATCACGGTCAACGCGGCCGATGGGGCCTACTTTCAACTCTTGCCCTGGGCGCTGTCCTGCGGTCTTAGGGGTAACATCAGTCCCTCGGCCGGTGGGGACGGTGACTATACCTGGACGTTCGCGGTCAACCAAACGGGCACCGAGGATATTGACTCTTCAACCCTAGAGGGGGCCGACGATACAGGGGCCTATGAATCGGCCTACTGTATGATGAAATCCTTCACGATGGGCGGGGCCATTGACGAGGGTGACGTAACCTTCAACTCTGAATGGTTTGGGGACAAGGTTATACCCACAACCAAAACGCCGGCGATCTCGTTTCCCTCGGTGTCTATGATGTACGGTAAAACCAGTCAAGTCTACATTGACTCGAGTTGGGCCAACCTGGGCAACACCGAGTTGGCAAACTGCCTCGTGAACTGGGAGATCTCCGTTGAGACCGGCACGCATCCAAAGTTTTGGGGGTCCAGTCAACGAGAGTTTGACGGTCACAATCAAGGGTATGTAGAGGGTCAACTTGTGCTCACCTTCGAGCGTACCAGTGGAGTGTACGCGGAAGAGGCCTACTACAGACACGCCTCAACCTATGGGGCAACAACCCGATTCGTGAGACTGACCAACACGGGGCCGATCATCGGCGGGGCAACCCCTCACTCGGTGACCTTTGACGTTGCCGGTATCTGGACCTCATGGGGGTCCATCGGCACGAGCAAGAACGGCAACAACCTGGACGTTGCAACCCTCAGTTTCGGGTACGATCTGACCGGGGCACAGGGGTTGAGCATTGACGTCGTGACGGACGTTGCAGCTATCTAATTCTACAGGTAGACACAAGGGAGGATACCACCTATGGCAAAAAAGCTCGCCAAGCTAAGAGAACAAGGGTCCATCAAGGTCTCGCGGCCGATGGGGTTGGAAGAGTACGACCCCGCCTACAAGGACGCCGACATACGTTTTCAGGTGTGGGTAACCCTTACCAGGGCACACAAAGAAGCCGTCTCCGAGATGGGTACCTGGTTGAACGGGGAGATCGCCGCCGCCAAAGAACAGGCACGCGAGATGCCAGACGAGACCGAGCGGGCCGCGTTCCTGGAAGAGGCCAACACCCGAACCAACGCGGCCTATGACGTCAAGATGATGGACTGGTTGAGCGATACCTGGTTGGACTGGGACCGTGACGAGGTACAAGAGTTGTACGACCTTTTGACCGAGAATCACCCGGACGCGTGGGAATGGTTGGTACAGCGCACAACCGAAATCATCAGAGAGTACAGGGAGAGGCGGTCAAAAAACTGACTCGGCGGCTTGCGAACTATTTTATGGGACGCACAACAGAGCCGCCGTATGAGTGGTCAAGGATCGAGCTCGCGGGGTACCTGAACGCGGTACTTGGGGTCACCACGATAACCCCCTGGGGAGTGGGGGACATACCCGAACACTGGATTGAAACTGTCATAGAGGGGACCACTATACTCGCTCAATTGCGAGAGAGGGGCCTTTCCAAAGTATGAGTATAGAACGTCTCAGAATCATACTTGAAACCAAGAAAACCGGGGACGGCGACACAAAAGCAAAAAAGGGTATGGAGGGACTTGTCAAAACGGCAAAGTTCCTCGGTTCTGCTTTTGCCGCTATCAAGTCGGCCGAGGTTGTTGTTGAGTTTGCCAAGGTAGGCGCAGAGGCCAAACGTCAACAAAACAGCCTTGATAGTTTGGCCATGGCAGCGGGTACCACGGGGGACGCCATTGTAGAGGCGATGCAAAACGCGTCCGATCGCACGATTGACCGTATGGGGGCGATGGAAGCCGCCAACAAAGCACTCGTGATGGACGTTGCCAAAACCCCCGAACAGTTTGAAAGAATGACCAAGGTTGCGACGGCACTCGGGCGCGCAATGGGCCAGGACGCCACAAAGTCAATTGATGACTTCATGACGGCTGCGGCAAGGCAATCTATGATGATTGCCGACAACCTTGGACTCACAGTATCGGTGACCAAGGCACAAGAGCGTTATGCCCAAAAACTGGGCAAGACGGTCGGTGCCCTTACGGACGCCGAGAAAAAACAAGCCTTCTTGAACCTGATGTTGGAAGAAGGCGAGAAGAAGATGGCGGACCTCAACACCGAGCTTGACGAGATGGCAAAGATTGAAATGTTGACCGCCGCCATTGCAGACGCGAAAACCGGGTTCGCTGAGTTGTTTGTTGAAATCATCGGCGGGGTCGGTGGGGTTCAAGAACTGTCAAGGAGAATCTCAGGGTTGGCCGAGACCGCGAAACAGGCCGGGATCCTCATCGGTGCGGCGGGGGCCTGGTTGGGCGGGTACCTGAAAACGGGCAAGGAGTTTGAGACCACAGCCCAACGTATGGAACGCGCACAATACAACTTCAACAACACCATGCTCCGGGGGGCCGGATTGTACGAGGACGCGGTACAGGGTACCGAGTTGTTGCAGTATGCACGCCTTCAAGGGTTGCCGTCCTACGCGGCCGAGCAAGCTGCACTTGAGACAACCAACGCCATTCGGGAGGCCAGTGCAACGGGTTTGGATCGGTACTGGGACGCTATGGGTCGGGTACATCAAAGTGTAGGGTCTTCGGTAGACTCCCATACCCAGTATCAAGCGGCGATGGAGGCAACCCAAGCACAACAGGATGCATCAGCGGTGGCAGCCTTAGCCGCGGCTGAGGCTCAAGAGGTGGCAGCGGCGGCGGCGGCAAAGTCGGTCGCAACCCAACTAGAACTCGCGGCCAGTCTCAAGGGGGCCACGGATGCACAGATAGCGCAAGCCGCCATTCAACAACTAGGGGCTGCACTCTCTGAGGGCAAGATAACCCAAGAGCAGTACAATCAAGCGGTCGGTGACGTTCAACTTGCGTTTGGCCTGGCGGACCAGGCGAGCCTCAACCTTGCGGCAAACATAACCGCACTCACGACCGGGGTTGGCGATGGTACCATCGCGGCCGAGGACTATGCCTTGAAACTGGGGGTTGTTGCCGAGCAATACGAGGCCGACCAAGTACAACTTGAAACCTTCGGCCAGATTCTGGACACGTCCACAACCAAGGTCATCAACCAAACGACTGAACTCGGTAACCTGTCCGGGGGCGCCGAGCGTGCGGCCGGTCAAGTAGGCGAACTCAACTCAGCGGTGGAGAGTTTGCCTTCAAGCAAAACCATCACCATCAACATAGTGACCAAGGGGTCAGTCCCAAGCGGGGCCGGGGGTGACAACATACCCCAGTTTCAAGGGGGTACGACCTACGCGCCGGGCGGGTTGGCCTGGGTCGGTGAGGCCGGGGCCGAGTTGGTACACCTTCCACGAGGGTCACAAGTTATTCCCGCCTCGAGGGCGAGAACTGCGGCCGGGGGTGCCGGTGGGGGTAACACGTACATCACGGTCACGAATCACATCATGGAACCAAACCCGGAACGACTGGTACGCGAAATCACCAACCATTTGAGGCTCAAGGGACAACTCAACTCTCCCATTCTAGGCGGGTAGACTATGGCAATCTCAGTACAGCGGTGGAACGGGTCATCATGGGTGACCATCACTGACAAGGTATCCTTTCGGGGGTACCCACAACTTGGCCTTCAACCTTTGTCCGTCCAAAAGGCTCCCGGCAACAACACGGCTCTTGCTCGGTTGAACATCCATGATGACACGTGGTACAACCTGGGTGCCGGTGACGAGGTGCGGGTTGTGGGTACCCTGTTGTTGCCTTTGTTTGGTGGGTACGTCGGCCGGAGAACGGTCAAGGTTGCGGGTCCACTACAGGGGGCCAACTATGAACTCCAAGATTACAACACGGTTCTCGATCGGTGTATTATCTCGGGGTACCAGATAGACGACGGTGACACCGACTCAACCGAAATCACTACTCTAGTCAATACGTACCTGGGTCCCATATATGGCATCACGGTGGGCCAGATTGACACGGTACAGGCAACCCTAGAAGAGATATATCTTCAATGTTCCTTTCGTCAGGCGATGGAGCACATTTGTGGACAAGCGTCCGGGGCGCACTTTTTCATTGACGCCTTGAAGCAGTTTCATTATGTGCAGTACCCCCAAGACTTGTCGGCACCGAGTTGGACGGGTATGGACCTCTCTGACGACAACTATGACCTCACGGTGGGGGCAGCGGTTGAGTACGAGGATCTTGAACGTGTAGACGACAACACGCGCCGATGTGACTGGGTGTACATCGTGGGCGATGGAATAGAGGGTTGGTACCCAAGCGCGCCGGGGTACCAGGGTTCATATCAGAAAATCGTCTTTGACGAGACGGTGACAACCCAAGATGCCCTCAATGCCCTGGGCCTTGCGGTGACCGGGGCCTGGGCAGACCCTATAGTATCGTACCATCTTGTCACCAGGCGCGAAAACCCTATGACGACGCCGGGGGTACGGTTCAAGAACTCAGTCTTTACAGCATCGGCCTATGAGAGTCTGTACGTACACCGAGCCGAGCTATGGATGGAAAACGACCTTGACGCGGTTGCTTGTCGTCTTGAACTGGGCAACCATAGAACGGAGGATAGCTCTTTTGGTGGGGGCGGCATGGGTGGCGGGGGAGACCGGGGACCTATCTTTGGAGACGGTTCTGAAAACACCAACATTGAGCCAGACGACGATAATGAGGCTGGTGGCTCTCGTTTTGCAGCACGAGAAGATCACAGGCACGGCATAACATGCGCCGCGCCGTCGAACATTGGCACGTCAAATACAGAAGGGAGCGCAACCTCTTTTGCCCGGTCGGACCACGTGCACAACCATCCAAACGGTCTTGGTCCAAACTTGCATCACAACCAGTCGCATGTCCTCGCAACAAATTCTGGACTGGGAACAGACCATTCGATGAGCGGCGCGACCGCTGGACAGGTATTGCGCGCTACAAGTGCAACGGCTGCGCGGTGGGCATCCATTCAAGCCGGGGATCTGCCCGCAATGGGGGGCACTCCATCACTCACGCTGTCCACATCGAACGCGCCAGGTTCTGCGTCAACCTACGTCAGAACCGATGCGACCATTCTTGCATTTGACGCAACGGCTCCCGACACGATAACACCAGACCAAGTCGCCGCTGCGGGGTCGGCCGGTGTAGCTGCCCGGCGAGACCACGCACATGCCATAGCGTGTGCTGCGCCGGTCGCTCTAGGCACTGCAAATAGTGAGGGGTCGTCGTCGTCGTTTGCTCGAGCGGACCACGTTCATAATGCGTTTGACAGTGTAGACCCGGACACTATTACACCCGACCAAGCCGGGGCAGCGGGGAGCACGTTAATAGCTGCCCGGCGAGACCATAGTCACGGCATTGCCTGTGCAGCGCCTTCAACCAACCTTTCGGTCAGCACGTCAAACGGGGAAGGGTCATCTTCAAGTTTTGCCCGAGCGGACCACGCACACGGCATTACAACCAGTTCTAATCCTGGGACCGCAGCCTCAATTCTAGCTACAGACTCAAACGGTCAATTGCGCTTGATGAGACTGGGTATCGGCGGGGCAAGCACATCATCCAACAACTCCATCAAGGTTGCCGATGATGGATGGATCGGGTTGGCGTATGACGGCACGAGACTGGTTTTTGACGATTCAGACGACCGAGCCGAGGTGTACGATGGAGACCTTTTTGTGGGCACGTCGGGCAAGGGTCTTATTCACACATCGGGCAATACGGCGAACTATGTTTGGATGTGCGACGGAACTAGAGCGTATCCACAAGCCATACCAGCCGCCGCAATTCCGGCACTGGGGGGCACGCCAGCCCTGACGTTGAGCACGTCGAATGCGGCAGGCTCTGCTTCGACGTATATCAGGACAGATGCAACCATTTTGGCTTTTAGCGCAGCGGCACCAACAACCATTCTCGCAAGTGATACTGCGGGGGGTGCGGGGAGTGCCGGGACTGCGGCCAGAAGCGACCACTTACACGCAATTTCTTGTGCGGCACCAAGTACAAACCTGAGCGCGACCACAACAAATCAGGAAGGCGGCGGCGACAATTTTGCCCGCTCGACACACGTTCACGCCATCACTGCAAGCTCTAATCCCGGCGCGTCTGTCAGCCTATTGGAAACTGCGGCGGATGGGGGGATACAGTTGATTAGGCTGGGCATCGGAACAGACCCGGATACAAACAACAGTATAAAGGTCGCAGACGATACATGGATAGGTTTGGGGGCTGCTGCTGGCAGAATCGTGTTTGACTCAACAGCGACGCCGGATGGTATAAGTGTCAAAGGTGCGCGTCTGGCAGTCGGCGAGCCGACCACGATACAAGGCATGGCGCATTTTGTACAACCGGACACGAACGGCGCAATTCCGGTTTTGAAACTTGAACAAAAAGACATGGATGTGAACGTTTTGACCATTGTTGCTTCAGCTTCTGCGGGGAGTCGTGCACATAGCCTAGTCGATGAAAACGATGTTGGCGGCACGGTTAGACATGGCTGGATTCGGGCCTACATACAGAACGACGGAGACCAGACAGACCTTACAAACGGGTACTATTACATTCCCTTGTACTCACTCGGAGCATAACAAAGGGGGTTGCTTGACCCAACAAACCAAAGTATACTTTTCACAAAGGAGATGTCTACCATGACAAAAAGCAAACCCGTGTTGACAACACCAGACCCGAAGATGGATTGTTTGAGTATCTGGATTGCAGAAGAATCGCCGGGCCAGCCGCCCCAAGTATCGTTCGTGTACTCAAATCGAACATTGTCACCAGAGCGCGCCATGTGGGCTTGTAATATGGTTTTGTCCCAGCTACAAGCTATCGCCATTCAAGAGGGTGTGAGGGCAAGGGTGTACGATGTACTTGAAGAACAAGCGCGCGCCGATGCCTCACCGGAAAAGGGGACCGATGCAAAATGACGACTTGAAACGCTATCCTTTCCTGGGGGTTCATGGGGAAAACAACCTGATATACAAGGGGGTTACAGTCGTCACCAAGGGCATAGGTTGTGACCCGAACAACCATCACGGGGACAACTTTTGGGAGATCCGTCAACGGGGAAGAATACCCATTGTTCGTCTAAACAACGGATATGGGGATTCCGGCACGATACCGCCTCCGGTCGAGTACGAGAACTTTGCGATTCGGGTGGCAAACTATGTGCGGGCATCCAAACATGCGTCCATCTGGATTATAGGAAACGAGCCAAACCATGCACAAGAGCGTCCAAAATGGGCAGACGGCACCAAGCCGCCCATCCTGCCGGCACAATACGCTCGGTGCTACGACTTGTGTCGCTCGTCAATACATGCCATTTCGGGGCACGAGGCCGACCTAGTTTTGCTGGCAGCCGTCTCCCCTTGGAACAACCAAACACAATATGAGGGAAACGAACATGGGGACTGGCTTGGGTATTATGCAAACGTACAGCAGGCATGTATTGACATTGACGGTTTTGCGTGGCACGCATACGCACGCGAACAAACACCAGAAGCCATAACTCGTCGGGTTACACTTGCCGGTCCTTTCAGCGGTCATTGTTGGGGTTTTAGGGTGTTCGAGGACTGGGCTGCAGCAACCCTTGACCAGTACAAAACGTGTCCTAGATATATCACCGAGTTCAATGCATACAGTCCGTGGAAGGATGTGAACACGGGATTTGTACAACAGGCCGCAAGAACCATTAACCAGTGGAACATACAAAACCCGAACCAACAGATTCGGGGTCTTGCGCTCTACAGGTGGAGCGTTGACCGCTGGACATGGGGCAACCTGAACAACGTGCGACAGGATTTTCTTGATGCGTGTGACCTGGGGTTTCAGGCAGGGGACGCACTCCCTGACAACCCGGAACCGGAACCGGACGAAAGACCACGGGCAAGGGTATGGGCTTTCAAATTACAAATAGCAGGCTCTGACGTGGGCCATGCAACCGTAGAAGGAACAATAACCTATGACCAAGATTAATTTGCTCAACAACCCCAACATGGACGGTCCTTTCATATCGCACGGGGCCGGAGAGGTCGCAGTCGCCAAGCACTGGACACCTCTTTGGAGAGGACCAAACGACCAGCCGCCGATGCAAGACAACCAAGGACCACTTGCACGACCAGAGTACAAACCTCTATACCGCACGCAGTTTCCCTATCGGGTCCAAAACGGAGACTCGTCTCAATGTTGGTTTTTGACACACAAGGTTTTCGATGCGTGCGTGTACCAGAGGGTTGACGTCGAGGTCGGGGCTTGGTATTGTATGTCTGCAAACGTTCAAGCATGGTCGTCAAACGGGGACGATCACACAAAGTCAGAGCGTGAGATGTACGTCTCCCTTGGGTTAATGCCCATCAACCGGCCTGACCCTTGGCAGCTTGGCACGGTGTACACGGGCTGGGACTGGGTTGGCGCGAATTTCAAGCGGGTGTACTCTTATATTGTGCAAGCGCAACACTCGGTCATGTGGGCGATTGTGCGTGCGTGGCCTAAGTGGAAGGGTCTACATAACGATTTCATTTTGGACCATGTAGAACTGTACAAGGTCGCCGGACCTGTTCCGGGCCCAGACCTGCCGGACAATCCGTCTCCAACCGAGCCGGGCACGTGCGCGTTTGACTGGGAGAGATTCAGAGCCGAACTTCGAGAAGAATTGTCAAACTCTTACAGTCTTCCGCAGAATCTAGAAGGGTCCTGGACGGTGGAAGGAACTATCACGCCAACACCATAAATTTTGGATGTACGTCCAAAAAGGATAATGGGGTTATGACTCAAGGGTTAACGGCGAGTGAACTGGACGACTTGATCCAAAAACGTATAGAACAACAAAGCGGGCACTGTTACGGAAGGATGAAAGACATGGACGATTCATTAACCGGGGTCAAGTTGAGTGTTGACCACCTGACAAAAACCGTTAACAACGTGGACAAAGCCGTCGCACTGTCCAACCAGCGATGGAGCTTTTTTCCTATTTTGGCGGGGGTGTTGGGGGCACTTGGAACCATCGTGGGTATCGTTGGAGGGCTTTTGGCTCTCTTGAAATAGTCAACATGAAAGGGGTATTTCAGTGGAACAACCGATCGCAGACATCACACTAGAGGCTTGGACGCTGTGGCTTGTGTTTGGCGGCGGGGCCGGGGTCATCACAACCCTTGGCCTTGGTCTGTTGAAAAAGGGACCAAAGTTTCTCGCATGGTGGGACGGGCTTGTGACCGAGGTCAAAAGTCTGCTCACCTATGCGGCGGCGGCGATCTTGGGGGTGTTGGGTTTTGGGCTGCGAATTCTGATGCAGTACCAAGCCACGCCCACCGGCTTGCCCGGATGGGTTGAGGCCGTGTTCGCCATTGTAGTGTCCCAAGTGGTCTACTATGGCACCAAGTTCATTCGCAGAAAGGCACAATCGCAAGCGTATGCGCGCCGGGGGTAGCATCCCCTTATGTAACCCTATATGGCTCAACAAACCCGACCCTCTTTTGGGGGTCGGGCCTTTTTATACCGCCTGGGGGTATCCAAAACAAAAACCCACAGGTTTTGATTGCGTGTCTAGCGGCACCTAGTATGCGAAACTGAACTTTACAGAAAACGCATAACATAGCGATGGTTGAAGTGTAGACAAAAGTCTCGTATGGTCCAGGACGTCCACAACTAAAAAACGGTTTTACTGTGCAAAACCTGTGGGTTTTTGTTTTGGATACCCCCAGGCGGTATAAAAAGGCCCGACCCCCAAAAGAGGGTCGGGTTTGTTGAGC